TAGCGATCATACTATTATCAATAGTGCCTGCCATACAATCTTGTGCAGCGTGCCACCCTTCATGTCGCATCAATTGCATCAGCACATGTGGTTCATCCATGTATCTCCTATTGAGATAGATGTTGTTACTCACAGTGTGATAAACACCACGATGCATGACAGGGAAATAGCGTTGATCAGCAAGGAACACTTTGATTCCAACCTGATGCATTGCTAGTAGCATACTATTGAATTCTTGTGCATGACGTGTGTAACGCTCTGGGTTCTCATACTGTGAACTAATGTCCAGCAGTGAGTACACTTCATTCACATCATTTGTACACTCACGTACTAGCATACAACCCATAGCATCCATACTATAGTATCCTTTGGTGATTTTGTCCTCTCCTGCTTGCACACTGATACCGTGTGCCATACCAAACATTAGTCCTGCCAAAATGGCATTACGCATTTTCATCACATAGTCTCCTCATGGTGTTGATTTCATGTAACAATAGTTCTGCATCAGCATGTTTGCCCTCATTGTGTGCCTTGATGTATTGTAGTATCAAACCACGCAATGAGTCATCTAGAGCGTCATCCGTCTGTGAGTTCATAGAATCGCTCCTGAAGCTCATGTTCGTTGTAGAATACAGTTGGTTCATTCTCTAGTTGATCGGGATCCATCCACTCAAAGAACTCATCAGCAAGTGCGAGTGCTTCATTAATCATGTCCTTTGCCATCAGTACACGGAATTGAGCAACAACACCTTCATAGATGTCATCACGTTGTGCAGAGATACGCTCAGTGGTAGCGTCGTCGTGAGTGTAGTAGAAGTTGTTCACAGTTTGTTGGCGAAAATAATGTTTGCGAGGTGATCGTACTGGATGAATTCTACATCCTTAGGGAGCAAACTGACGGCAGCAGCAGCGAAGTCGTTAGGAAACTTCTTAAACATGCGCCAGAACTTCTCAATGCCCTCATCATCTAGGTCTTCATGTGGCAGTACACGGATCTCCCATGCACCACGAGTGTATCTGTTAGGATACGGTTGGATGTACTCTTTGATGTGTTCAGCGAGCATGTTCATTTGACAAATACCTCATTAGTGTGTTCAATAGTAAGAGCTTTGATGTCTTGCAGCATCTTGCACATGTGTGCAACATACTCTACATCTTCTTCATCAGGTTCAAAGTCATAGGCACTGTTCCAGTCAACAGTGTTGTCTTCAAACACAGGGGCACCGAACATATAACCATCATCTTCCATTGCATATGCGTTGCCATCAGCAACGATGTAGAAATTGGGAGCGTTCATGATTCTTGAGGAATTGGATCTGAATACAGTGTACTATGTATGTGGGAGGGTGTCAACCCTATTTGTAGAGGTAACCACCCGCCCAGTCACAGTTTTCCAACACCCATTCACGCTGCTCAATGATGCGAAGGTCAAAGCGAACATCCTTAGCAGGTGCTTTCCAGGATGCTGCTTTGTACAGTTCACCAGTGTTCTTGTCAACAAATGCATGGACACTCTGAGCACCATCGCTGCATGTCTGGACGATCTTGTGATACTTACGACCAGTCACGATGCTGAACTTGTACACATCTTTGCCTGCTTTGTATTCTTCAATACGCTCTTCCCAGTATTGTGGATTGTCAGAGCTAGGCATCAGGAACTGAGCACGCTTGATGCTAGTCTGAACAAAGTCCTGCTCCAGTGCTTCACAAAGCATTTGAGTATACTTGAGAGCGTTGTCAGCGATCACTTGGCGTGCTGCTTGAACTTTCTCAAATTCTTGAAGAGTCATGGTGGTGGTCATGTGTGGTGTCCTTTGTTTGATGAACTTAGTATAGCAAGGGGAGGAAGCGATCACACGCTACCCTGTGCAACTTCTGCGAGTGGCACACGCTTGACGGTCAGACGACGCCATCCACGCACTTCACGGATAGCATTGACAACTTGGTTCACCACGTTGTTGTGCTGACGGTTAAGACCACGCATGGACTTGGTAGCAGGACGTGTGATGTAGAAGATGCTGGTGGTCAGGTCTTCGTTGCAGATGCTGACTTCGTAAGCGTTGGGCATGGGGTCCGTTCCTTTGACTCTTTTAATATACACGGTTTCCGCGCCCTGTGCCACAATAGTGGACACTTCAGTAACTGGTCAGCTTGGACACGCTGATTGCCAGCAGGAATGCGATCATGATCACCACATCCCACGATTTGGTGCGGATGAAGTACGGAACTGATATAACATCAGATACAATATGCGCTATGACTCCTGCAGTTACGTTCACATGTAGCACAACAAAATAGGCAGCGATGACACCAACGCTCCCTGCGATCCGCGCCACTACGTCTGTTTTCATTACCACTCCGTGATGTTCTTTACCCAGTCTTGTTGTAGCAGTTCTTTTACCTTGGTGCAGATATAGTCATCATTCTCAATACTCTTGCCACCCTGCTGGTGAGCGAAGAGACACTCATCTGACTCAATATGTGCTATGAAATCTTCTTTTGTAAACCATACGATACGTGAATCACACTCTTTCATGTTGATACCACAGAATATCAATCGCTCCCAGTCTTTATCACGAGACACATGGTTAATAATAAATGAGTCCTTCTTCACACTACCTTTCTTATCACGAGTAGCGAGAGAGAACTTAATCTCAGTCAGTATATTACTGATGACACGATCGTGTCCAGCAGTGGATGTCTTAGCACGTTTCACCCCATACTTGTACATACACTGGGACACAAATCGCTCACCAAACTCACCCTTTTGTTTGGGTGACATGTACACATACCCCTTGAATGGAGTATCTTCCCAAGGATCCTGTACGTTGGAATCAATGTAGTCACGGAGACTACCATCAGCAAACATAAAGTCAAACATAATCCTTGGGAAGTTGATCCTATTATAGCGTGTGACAGGTCAGCATTCAATCTGTTGGATCAGTTCGTCAACTGTCACCTCTAGCTCTGCTGCTTTCAGTTCAAGTGCCATCATACCAGCAGTGTCATCATCACTCATATCCATGTCATCCATGTCAGTGAGTGAGAGCATCTTGTCAAACAGCATGTCAACAAAGTTACGATCGTCTTGAGTGATCATTGTTCTAAATGTGATTGGAGGTGGTTGTACAGTTCACTAGCATCAACATTGTGATGGTAGGAATATTGTTGTGTGTGCCCCAGTGGACACCCCATCATCATATCCAGCAGGAATTTGATTTGAGAGGGTTCCAGGGGCACTGAAGAGGTCTCAGTAGTCATTGTGGATGGAGGGGGAATAGAGACGCTCCTGGGTGCCTCTCAGCACATCACAGGAACATAGTCGTTGCCATTGTAGCAGTGAATGTTAAAATCAGTCACCTCAGCGCCATTGGCGATCAGGTTGTTGATAGAGTAGACAGCATCAGTCTTGACAACAGTGGAGAACGTGGTCATTTCGCTCTCAGCACCAGGGTGCCAGATCACACGCTTGACAAAACGCTTGGCAGAGGGGGTGCAGGGGTAGAAATCAACTTGGGTGGCAGAGTTCTTGAGTTGCATGGTGTGCCTTGCTTTGACTCTCTTAATATACACGGTTTAGGGGTGCTGTGCCACAATAGTGGACAGCTTGAGGAGTGTCACACAAAAGGTGGACCGATGACCCAACCAACAATACTCTTCCTCAGACCCTTGGTAACTGGTGTCACTCTATGAATGGTATCAGAGGGAAAGATTACCATCTGCCCTCGTTTCTTTGGTGCTTTGTGTATCTTACACTCAGGTTCATCACTAACAATACCATTGCCAGTATGATAAGCTAATTCCAAATCTCCACCTTCATAATCATCATTTAACAATACAGAAAATGATAGTTTACGAATATATTCTTCTGGTTTGTCTAACTCAACATGATCCCGATGCCATGAGTAGTGATCACCTTCACGATAACACGCATACTGAAATGCATTACCATGATACCAAGGACTCAAGTTAAACTTGTAATGCTCTTCGTTTACCATGTTCAAGTAATGCCTAAAGAAAGCACCAACCCACATTGGTTCTTTTAATAGTTTAACCTTTGTAGATCGTGATGGAACAGCACGTATCTCACCCTTGGGATTGTAAACCATTGCTTCGCAAAAGTCTCCTGAGATTGGATTATCAAGTTCTTTGATAATCTCTTCTAGGATAATGTCAGGTAATTTCAGGTCAACAAAACAATGCATTACGAATCACCGTAGATAGGGATGATGTCAGTGCGACAATGCTGCGTCTTGTTGATGTGCTGCTCCCACAGAGCGGCATCGTCCAAATTGTAGAAGATCGCTTGTTGGCGGGCGGTGCCCTTCTTCTTCTGTTTCATCCAAACGACTGCGTACTTCATGCCAAAATTGAGGGTAGACTAGAATGTTAACATAGTGACGACCCCACCGTGAGTTTGCACTCGTGGGCAGTGGGATGTCTTT